GACGGTGCTGATGGTAAAGATGGGGTGCCAGGGAAACCGGGTGCCGATGGTAAAACACCATACTTCCATATCGCATACGCCGATAGCAGTGATGGTAGAACCAATTTCTCATTGGATACTCCCGGATCTCGCAAGTATATCGGTAGTTATACAGACTTTACGCAAGCTGACAGTACTAATCCGGCTGATTACAGTTGGCAATTAGTGCAGGGACCGCAAGGTCCACAAGGACCGCAAGGGCCACAAGGACCACAGGGACCGCAAGGCATTCCCGGAAGCAAGGATGTGCCATACACATACATTCAGCTTGGCACGCCCGCTAGTCCCAAGAAAGGCGATTTGTGGTGGCATGGGACAACACTTAACGATGCCACAGCATTGCAGTATTACAATGGGTCAACTTGGGTTGACCAGAGCATTCAGCAGGCAGTGCTTAGCATCAAAAACTGCAATCGATTGAGGTTGATACCTCAACCTTCAATTCGCCTGACATTAATTCACCATTCAGCCATGTTCAGATTGATGGCGCCAAGAGTTCTGGCAATCTTGAACTCAAAGACGCAAGTCTTAGCATACTGGGCAACATCGAAGACAATAATGGTAATCCCAACGGTCAATACTACAAATCGCTTTTGAGCCCAAGCGGTATGTTCAACTACATCACGACACCCGATCGACAGGGGAGCGTGTCGTCAGTTGCACTCCAACGTGGTGCACTTCAGTTACAAACATTGATCAGCGACCCCAGTGCCGCTACAAAAAAATATATTCAGTCTGAATTCAAATCAACAGACAACGTGACATTTTTCCATGTTGATACAACCCCAGCAAGAAATATTGATATTGATTGGGCATATATTTACTACACAAGACGTGGCAATTTAGTGACCGTCAACTTTCAATTTCACACAATAGCTAATCAATACAATTATTTGAGGCTCGCAGATATTAGACCTGGTTACACACCTTATTTGAAAGACAAAGTTGTTGCAAGCTGTTCTAACTTTTCAAATCCAAGTAGTTCGTCAGCTATCTATTCAAGTACACCTAGTGGTGGGACTGTGGGATGGTATGGTGCTCTTACTCATGACTTTGGTAGTTGGGGAGGATCTGTTTCTTACCTAACCTTAGATGACTATCCAACGGGGGATACATTTTTTAACTAGGAGGCAATTATGAAATTAAAAGTGTGGACGGATAGCAATAATCGGCTGCTTCATTGGGCATATGCTGATGAAAACAGACCAGTAGGGCCAACCGATGAAGGATTCGAGGTTATTGAAGTTGACGATGCTGTTGGCTTGTATGAGAACCATGCCAGCGTTATTGACGGCCAAGTCGTTCCTGATACTGGCTATGATCCAGACACTGCCAGTCCTACACCTGAGCCATCTGAAGCTGACTTAGCAAATGCTGAAACTATGAAGACGGTTGCTAGTCTAACTGTGTCAAACGCAGCTTTGATAAAGCAGGTGGCAACATTGACCAAGGAGGCAAAATCGTGAACGCATATAAACCATTGATTATCAGTTACTATCAGCAAGGGATCTACAACAAGGATGACTTAGCCTTATTCGTGAGTGTCGGATGGATTAGCCAAGCAGAAGTAGATGAGCTTGTTAAGCAAGTCGCCAGCAAAAGCTAGCGGCTATTTTTATGGAAGGAAGTATAAAGATGTGGATTTCAAGAGTTGGATAGATATGTTTGTGGAGTTGGGTGGTGGAGCTTTGTTTGGTTGGTTTGCAAGCCAATGGCGCATGCATCGAAAGCATGGAAAGGCAATTGATTCAGGCCTTGTCGGTTTGCTTCATCATGAGGTTTACATGCTGTGTAACCATCATATCGAGGTGGGGTATATCAGCACAGACGACTTGGACGATCTTAATTACCTTTTCCGCAGCTACAAAGCACTGGGCGGTAACGGAACGGGCGAAGCGCTATATAACAAAGTTTTGCAACTTCGGATTAAAAACTGAAAGGAATGTTCAGTATGAAGATTAATTGGAAAGTACGAGTATTAAGCGTCAAATTCTGGCTGGCCATTGTGCCAGCTTCTTTGTTGGTGATTCAAACGGTGGCGGCAGTCTTCGGTTACAACTGGGACTTTGCTAGTTTGGGTAAAGAACTCACTGCAGTGGTCAATGCAGTGTTTGCATTATTGACCATTGTCGGGGTAGCGGTTGATCCAACCACGGAGGGCGTTAGTGATAGTCAGCAGGCGTTAGCTTACCCGGCACTCATTACCACCAAGGCAGCTAAGATCAAGGCGCTAGAGGATCAGATTAAGGCACTGCAAGCGGATAAAGAGGCTGACCAGGTAACTGCTGCTAGTGAAGTGGTTCCAGAGACGTCTTCTTCAGCACCGGCGGAGTCAGCTCCGGCATCTGTTGCTCCACAGCAATAAGGAGGGCACCATGAAATTTAAAACTAAACTAATCACCTTGGTAGTCGCCTTCTTGGCGGCTATTTCTTTTGCCCTGCCATCGCAGGTCAATGCGGCCAAGGGAGACCAAGGTGTCGACTGGAGCCGGTACCAAGGAGATAACGGTGTCTTTGGTTATTCCACTGACAAGTTCGGCATCTCTCAAATCGGTGGCTATAGCGGCTACGGCACATATGAGCAAACCACGTACAAGACACAGGTTGCATCCTTGATTGCCGCTGGCAAGCGGGCTCACACCTATATTTGGTGGCAGAATATCGATAACACCAATTTGGCCAAGCAAGTGCTAGATCATTTCTTGCCTGAAGTTCAAACGCCAAAAGGATCGATTGTTGCGCTTGACTACGAAGCTGGGTCAACAAACACGGCAACTTTGCTGTGGGCGCTCGACTACGTTCGTGATGCTGGTTACACACCAATGCTTTACGGCTATAAGAGCTTCTTGATGAGCCACATTGACTTGTCACAGATTGCCAGCCGCTATCAGTTATGGCTTGCTGAATATCCTGATTACAATGTCACTACCGTGCCGAATTATGGCTACTTCCCGAGTTTTGACAATGTAGGTATCTTCCAGTTCACTTCCACCTATCGCGCTGGCGGCCTTGATGGCAACGTTGATCTAACCGGCATCACTGATTCAGGCTACAACGGTAGCACGACAACAGGTAGTGGTAAAACTTATGTTAAGCCTGCTACGAGCACACCAGCGACAAAAGCAGGCCAGAAAGCTAACAATACCACGCTTAGCCAGATCAAAGTTGGTGATAGTGTTAAGGTAAACTTCGGCACAACCCGTTGGGCTAATGGTGTCGCAATGCCTAGCTGGGTTCAGGGCAAGACGTACACTGTTCAGCAAGTATCTGGGTCAAACGTATTGCTTGGTGGCATCATGAGCTGGATCAACCGAAGCAATGTTGAGCTGCTGACAACGACCAGCGTGTCATCAGTAAGCTATGGCTCTACCTACACGGTTCAGTCTGGTGACAGTTGGTGGTCGATTGCTTACAAATATGGCATGAGCATGTATACTTTGGCTTCTAACAACGGTAAGTCAATCTACAGTGTGATTCACCCAGGCGATGTATTGCGTGTCTCTGGTGGCTATTCAGTGGCCGTATCAAGTCACACGTACTACACGGTTCGATATGGTGACAGCTTCTGGAGCATTGCCAGCAAGTATGGCATTAGCATGTACACGTTAGCCGCTAACAACGGCAAGTCAATCTACAGCCTGATCTACCCTGGCGAAAGTCTATACATCAGGTAACAGGAGGAATCGAAATGGATGATTACACACTATTACCAGAAGATGGCATTTACAGTCTATCTGACCTCATTGAGTTATTGAAAAAGTTTCCTCCCAATGCGACCGTGCATGTATGCGGTAATCTTGAAGATAGACCAGTTGAAGAAGGATACAATATGACCTACGATCCAATAAGCAATTCGCTTGTATTCATGGGCGACGTTGCAATGATTGATTAGATTAGTCCCAAATGCGTGTTTGAATTAAACACGCAAAAAGGCCCTCTGCTCGCTAGCGCGTGTGGAGGGCTAATTTTGTTGCTTTGAAGCACTGGCACAATGCTGTAAAATAAGATACGTAAGCAACTAAATATTTTAGTCAGCATGTAATACCTTGTCGTTCTGCCTCCCTTGCTCAGGGAGGCTTATTTTTGTGCACAAAATATGCACAAAATGTGGTTTAATACTATTGTATATACGTTTATTTTCGCACTTACTCTCCGTTTTATTGTCTCTAGTTGCTTTCCATAGCTTCCCAAAACGCTGATATGACAGTGTTTTGGGATTTTTATTTTCTCTTGTTTTTGGATGTTTTAAAAATTTTGAGACTAAATTAAGACCTGCTGGACGAGACTAGATCTTTATTCTTAAAGCCTATGCTACAAAAGTAAAATTGACGCTAATTTTTATTTGTAATAAATGTTTAAAGTACTTGCCATTCTTGGCTGTCTCCGGTAGTCTTGTACAAGTAGTAAGTAATCGTCATGGAGGATTAGCTCAGTTGGGAGAGCGTCTGCCTTACAAGCAGAGGGTCACAGGTTCGAGCCCTGTATCCTCCATCAGTTTACGTCCGCTGTCACTGCGGGCGTTTTTTTAGAATTGTTAAGCTAATTCAACGTCTAAACTTTGATTGTGACATCGTGAAAGTTAAAAAAATCCTCCCTAAACTGTTGAATTAAGGGAGGAGATTTAGTGTTGACGGTGGTATTTATGCTAACCATGCATGCGTGCTAAGTAGAGTAAAAGGGTCATGATTAATGGACTGAATTGATAAATGTAACGAGGCAATTTAAAGGGACGACGACTGTTAATGACGGTGACAATGATGAACATGCCGCCAATGGCAATGAAGTTTATTCGTTGCTGTACATAGCCAAGGATGGCAACGACCAGTAGAAGAATCAGATCGGTCCACTTAGGAAAACGGTTGGCCCAAAGCCCGATCAGCGCAGGTAAATAGAGAAGCGCTAGGTCTAGTAGCATGGTGCGATTGAAGAAATGCAGGCTGGCATAGATTAGCGTAATTTGAAGTAGCAGGGCCTGACCAAAAACGACAGTGTCAAGCCAGAGCGCAGGCATTTTTTGCGTCTGTAAAAGAAACGCAATGACGATTTGAACAATAATGAGTGGCAGTAGCAGCCATTGATTGATTGTGCCGATGATACCGCTAACGCCTGCTATGAGCAGTAGGAGCATAAGCTTGTTTGAACTGACGAGTGTTGTTCCAGCAAGACATATTGTCATAAACAGTAATGCGACAAGTTGAAAAGTCCAGTTGACTTGCAGCGCCATAGCAATTAAAAATGGGTAAGCAAGTGCCTGGCCTAAGAATGCGATTGCGTAGGCGCTTTGATCGATTTTTTTCAA